CTATATTTTTTATTTTTATTCCAAATTTACTCATGTAAGATTAAATCACCATCCTATATATTTTTAATAAGTCCAAAATTTCTTTATGAACCATTCCTTATCTAACCATCGTATATAAATAACATTCGGCAAATTGCTTATGAAGGGCATATATTTCTAAAATCCATATTTCTACCTCCAATTCTTTTCCATAATCTTTACTTTATAGCCTAACCAATTTAAATCAGATTCAGTACAACCTAAACATTCAAAATGAGCCAAATCACCATCAAAGTTTTCTATATATTCTTCGCCAACACAAATATGTTCTCCACAAATGTCACATTTTTGGCTCGTTTTAGGTGGCTCGTAATTAGGGCATCCGGGAGTGCAAGGACTGCATCTACATATTTCGCACATTTATTTAATCTCCATTTCCGTAATTCCAATCTCAAAGCATTTCTGTTCATATTCATAACGAGCAATATATTTATCTAATGCATTTTCAGAAAGAAGAGTAGTAACAAAAGAAGTAATATCAGTTTTAATTGATTTAATGTCTGAATCAAATTCAAGATTTTCACAATCTTCAATTAAGTCAAAATGATTAATATTGTGTTTTACGTCCTGCAAATAGAAACTAACAAAATATTTTTCAGTTTCTCTATTCCATTTTGCAATTGCAATTACAGCATATCCATTATGTAAATTGATTTTTAAAGTAACATTTCCCATAATTTCGTATCTAAGCATATATTTCCTCCTTATTATTAATTTTTCTTGATTCACAATTTCTTTTACATTGCTCATCAAACTTTAAATCAGATGCAATTCTGTCTGCCCATGATATTGAGTTATTAGCATGTCTTCCTGTTTCTGTGTTGAAATCAGAAGGATAAATATATCCTCCAAAAGTGTTATGTGTATTATTTATAATTTCATCTAGTTTCAATATTTTTAATTCCTTTCTTTTATTTTTATTGTTTGTTTATTTTTGATTATTTTCTTCGAATGAAGAATGATGAGAATAGAAGTGATAGAAGATTACATTTTATTATTCTCTGTTTGTTTTGCTGGTTTTAAACTAATTATTTTCTAAAAGTTTTATTTGCTCATTGATTTCTAATACAGCATCATATTTATCATCAATTCTTTGACCATGTTCGTCATTGATAAAATGCCTATAGTCAGCAAATACTTTTGGAGTTGTAAGAAATTTTTTACAACCATCTTTAATATAAGATTCTCTTTTCATAGGTTGGCATTTTATGATTTTAAGTTTTTCTAAAATATTCACTATACGTTTTACATATTTTTCTGATAATCCAATATCTTCTGATATAGTTTTAAAATATCTATAACAACATAATGGTTTTCCTTTTAGGCGATTAATATTAACCCGAATATAAGAAAGTAGAAGCAAAATATAAGCAGATGACATTCTTGCCAACTCCATATCTGAATTTTTTAATTCTTCCTTATAATTTAATATTTTATTTAATTCGTCAAAATAAATAATTCCAAACTTATCAGGAATATCAAATTTTTCAATATTTAACTTTACTTGTTGATACTTTACTGAATTGGTATTTTCTTTTAGACTTTTCTCAAAATCAGGATATTCAGTAAAATATCCATAATGAGATAAAAGTAATAGAACTTCATAATATTTTTGATTAATCTTTCCATCTCTGTAATTAGGCTTTAGTTTAGACCAATGACAAAGTTCTGTAGTAGAAAACGCAACAGTATCATCTAATGAACGTCTTGCACATAAGTATGAAAAAACTATTACACGTTTAGACGAAAGATTTTTATCATAAATAATTTCTCGTGGAATTTTTACATAATTCAAATTATAATACTCACCTTCTTTCTGTTTAATTTCATATTTGTATATTCTTTTTTTTGCAATGTAAAAATTGTTAAAATTCATTTGGGTACATGTATAGCGTACCTAAATGTAAAATTTTTCTTCATTTGGGTACATGTCAGGTGTGGATTTGTACCAGTCAATATATAAATAGACTCATATTATCAAGAGAAGAATATTACGCTTGTATTTCGCTAACGCTTTATACAAGCTCTTTAAA